TACTTTGATGACATTGACTGTGTTATCGGAGATGAGGCACACCTATTTAAGTCAAAGTCCCTCACAGGAATTATGACAAAGTTGCATAACGCAAAGTATCGCTTCGGTTTTACTGGCACTTTAGATGGTAGCAAGACACATAAGTGGGTCCTCGAAGGATTGTTTGGTAACTGTGAGCGTGTGACTAAAACAGATGATCTAATCAGAGAAGGATATCTTAGCAAGTTTAGAATCAAAGTGTTGCTATGTAAGCACGCTCCGCAATACTTTGAATCATATCATGATGAGATGGAGTATCTTGTCGAACATAAAGGTAGAAATAACCTCATCAAAAATCTAGTCAAAGATATAGAAGGCAATACGCTTGTGCTATTCAACTATATCGAGAAGCATGGGGAACCACTTTTTGATTTGATAAATAGCACTATAGACCCCGAACGAAAACTATTCTTTGTTCATGGTGGGACTGATGTAGAAGACCGAGAGCAAGTCCGACAGATTACTGAGACTGAGAACAACGCTGTTATCATCGCATCCTACGGAACTTTCTCTACTGGCATTAACATCAAACGATTACATAATATTATTTTTGCTTCCCCTAGTAAGTCGCGCATCCGCAATCTTCAGTCCATCGGACGTGTCCTCAGGAAAGGCGAAGGAAAAGATATCGCAACCTTGTACGACATCGCTGATGATATCGGCGGACAGAACTACACCTTACGACATTTGAATGAAAGAGTTACCATTTACAATGAAGAGAACTTTAAGTATGAGGTTATAAAAGTCAATCTCAGAGCAAGTTAAATATGGAAGAAGAATTTTATGCAACAGTAAAGTTATTATCAGGGGAAGAATTAGTATCCAAAGTTTGTTATCTTCCTGAAGAAGATAAAGTTATGTTGGAACGCCCTCTCATGGTAGAGAATGCTAAGCAACGTAAAGGTCAATTAGAAGTAAGTGGATTCTCACTGAAAGAATGGATCTCTGCAACATTTGATAATATGTTTATTATTAATAGATCTCATATAATGACCATTGTAGAAATAGATGGAGAGATCGTAGATTTCTATGAAAAAACCCTCAACAAACTAGAGAGCGGAAAGTCGCTAGCTGGTAGAGGGAATAAGTTACCTAGAAGTTCTGGATACTTGGGTTCAATAAAAGAAATGAAAAAGTCTCTAGAAGATATCTATAAAAAAAGCTAAAAGCTATTACCTCTCTTGAACCCTGACAGAGTTATTCTACTAAGTTTCTGAGGATCTGTCAAGCTTTGACAAGAATGGTATCCAGTGTTATACTGACTTCATGATAATGTAAGGCAAACCGTGGCATACACAGTAATGGCAAAAAGAAAACAAACAGAGTATTATGTAAATAACAAAGAGTTCCTTGCTGCCATCACGGAGTATCGCAGCAAAGTTCTACGTGCAAAAGAACTAGGAAAACCACGTCCTCGTGTCACCAACTATCTTGGAGAATGTTTTCTGAAGATTGCTACGCATCTATCATACAAACCAAACTTTGTCAACTACATGTTCCGTGAGGATATGATCTGTGATGGCATCGAGAACTGCCTACAGTATATTGACAACTTTGACCCAGAGAAATCCAAAAATCCGTTTGCCTACTTCACACAAATTATCTACTACGCTTTCCTTCGTCGCATTCAGAAAGAGAAGAAGCAACTAGAGATCAAAGGAAAGATCCTAGAGCGTTCTGGATATGACGAGGTGATGCATACTGACACATATGATGGTAGTATGTCTGGTATGAACGCTTCCTATTCTGACATGGGAAGCATTAAAGAAAATATTGAAACGAGAATGAATCGATGAGTGAGCACCCTGAAATTACTGAACATGAATGGTTTAAAACACCTTATGGAGAATTCCGTGTCGAACAAAAACGCTTTGGAACGTGGTCTAGCTATGGCAAGAATGGTACGCCGTACATCACAGCACTCACGAGGGAAGTTTGTATTTCAGGAACGAGATTCCACTTGGAAGGTATCAATACTAACTGGGCAAATTGCAGAACGTCCAAACCATTTGACGGAATCGTTGGAGGTAAATTATGAAGATCGCGATAATCACGGACCAGCATCTTGATGGTCGTAAAGGCAATCTAGCGTTCTGGAATTATTTTCAAAAGTTCTATGATGAAATCTTTTTTCCAACGCTTGAGAAGGAGGGTGTCAGGGTCGTCTTTGATCTGGGTGACACATTTGATAATCGAAAGTCTATGGACTTTAATACTTTTCACCGTGTGCGTGAAAATTATTTCGAAAGACTAAAAGATTACGAGGTGCATATGTTACTTGGTAATCATTGCACTTATTACAAGAACACCAATCGCATTAACTCTCCAGAACTTCTGTTAGAGCAATACAATAATATCAGAATCTATTCTGAACCCAAAGAAATTTTGATGGGTAAGAAAGTATTTTTGATGTTGCCTTGGATCAATAAAGAAAACCAGGAAGATGTCTTTAGCAGATTAGAAACTAGTGAAGCAGATATCTGCTGTGGTCATCTTGAACTTACTGGGTTTGAAGTAACTCCTGGTATGAAGATGGATCATGGTATGGATCCACAACTATTCCACCGCTTCAAACGTGTGTGGTCTGGACATTATCATCACAAGTCTAAGAAAGGTAACGTCCAATATCTTGGCAACCCTTATCAGATGTACTGGAATGATTATAAAGACCGCCGTGGATTCCATATCTACGATACTGAAAGTGATAAACTTAAGTTTGTCGCAAATCCCTACGAGATCTTCGACAAAATCTTTTATGACGACACCAGTATGGACTACAACAAACAAGATGTGTCTGATTATAAAGACAAGTACATCAAGATCGTCGTCAATGAAAAACGAGACTACCAAATGTTTGAAACACTGGTTGATCGTCTTTACAACGTAGGAGTTCATGATGTAAAAATTGTAGAAACTTTAGTCGAAGAAGATACTGCTGACATTGAAGTTTCTACAAAAGACACACTTACTCTTCTCAATGAGTATATTGATGAGGTAGAGATGTCTGTAGATAAATCTGACCTCAAGGGTTTGATGCGAACTCTATATATTGAAAGTTGTAACGTTGTCTGATATGTACATCGTAACCCTAGAAAACCATCCCGATGGTGTATATTCTGTCTTTGACCAAGACGAAGATAGGGTTATTCCTATCTTTGAGGAAGAAGATGACGCAGACAGATACCTTATGATGCTGGAGGATGATGAAGATTATCCACCAATGCAGATCGTAGAAGTAGAAGATGCTGTTATAATTACGGCATGTCAAGAACGAGGACACAAGTTCTCTATCATTACCCCTGACGATTTTTTGATCCCCCCTGACGACCCCGAAGAATGATTATTTTTAAAAAAGTCCGTTGGAAGAATTTTCTCTCAACGGGTAATGTATTCAGTGAAGTTGATTTACAAGCATCTAAAACCAATCTAATTATCGGTAGTAACGGAGCAGGTAAGAGCACCATCTTGGATGCCCTTACCTTTTCTCTGTTTGGAAAACCTTTTCGTAAGATCAATAAACCAGCATTGGTTAATAGTATTAACGAAAAGGATTGCATGACCGAGATTGAATTCTCTATTGGTCGCAAAGACTATAAAGTCGTTCGTGGTATCAAACCAAACAAGTTTGAGATCTACTGCAACGGTCAGTTGTGGAACCAGGAGAGCACACTGGTAGAGCAGCAAAAGAACTTTGAGGCAAATGTCCTCAAGATGAATTACAAATCATTCACACAGATCGTGGTGTTGGGATCCTCCACGTTTGTGCCGTTCATGCGTCTGCCTCTAGCACAACGTCGCGAGATCATTGAAGACATTCTTGATATCCAAGTATTCTCTACGATGAATGTTCTTCTCAAGGATAAGGTTAGGGAGAATAATGAAGAGATCAAGACACTTGATTATCAGATTCATCTCCTTGACGAGAAGATTGATCTCCAGAAAAAGTACATGCTGGAACTGGAGAAGAAAACTAAGGAGGAGATCACTCGTAAAGAAACCAAGATCTCTGAATTGTTACAAAATGAAAACGAACAGCACAATGAAATTGCGCGTCTGACTTCTGAAGTCGAAAAACATTCTAAAGAGATGGAAGATCTTTCTTCCAGTGCAAAAAAACTAAAGAAGTTAAACACTTTTCTTTTTAAAATACAATCAAAGTTATCAAGTTGTCAAAAAGAACACTCGTTTTTCACAGATAATCATGTCTGTCCTACCTGTACTCAAGACTTGAGTGAGGAGTTTAGACAAGAAAAGATTACTGAAGGTGAAGGTGAGTTAAATAACTTGCAGACTGGTCTTGAAGATCTGTTAGATGCTATCTCTAAAGAAGAGGAACGAGAAGATGAGTTCAATCGATTATCGAAAATTGTACTTGGGATCAACAATAATATTACTCAGGCGAATTATCAAATCACTACGCTCAGAAGAGGGATCTCTGATTTAGAACAAGAGATCAAAGAATTAGAAGGTAGCAACCCAGACAAGAAAGCAGAGTTTGTCAAACTCGAAGGTCTTGTTAAGAATAAAAAAGAATTGGGTAGCACTCAGGCAGAGAACCGTAAGGATCGTGATACACTGTTGGTAGCATCGCAGTTGTTGAAAGACAACGGAATCAAGACACGTATTATCAAGACGTATCTTCCAGCGATGAATCAGTTGATCAATCAATATCTCCAGCGTATGGATTTTTATGTCAATTTTACGCTAAACGAGAACTTTGAGGAGATCATCAAATCTAGATACCGTGATGTGTTTTCATATGATAGTTTCAGTGAGGGAGAAAAATCTCGTATTGATATCGCTCTGTTGCTTACTTGGCGTTCTATCGCTAAACTTAAGAATTCTGTGGATACTAACCTCCTCATTCTAGACGAGATCTTTGACAGTTCTCTAGACCAGCAGGGTGGTATGGATCTTAGTTGGATCCTACGCAACTTCGATGACAACTCTAACGTGTATGTCATCAGTCACCGTGAGAACTTGGATGGTAAGTTTGACAGAACTATCACTGCCGTGAAGGAAAAGAACTTCTCCGTCATCCAGGAGACAGTTGCTGGAATGGAATAGTTGTGCTATAGATAGTACGTACTTGCTTTGGGACAATGACCACGCCAAACTGGCAGCACCACTCCAATAAAGAGAAACATGGTAAGGGGACTTGCAAAGGAAGAATCCGAGCAAACAAACAGCGCCTCAGACACTTGAAGAACCGTCTAAACAAGACCTCTGGCAAACGCCAGGGGTCTTATACTATATGCATCAACGCAAAAGAGACATGCTGACTCAAGAGATCAAAGGTAACCTTGCCCGTCTGCTCGCTACAGAGAACTTGATTGTAGAGCATCGCAAGGTTGCTACCGCATCGTTTGACGTTGATCGTCGCGTTCTTACTCTGCCTAACTGGGACCGTGCTTCTAGCACCGTCTATGACATGCTGGTGGGTCACGAAGTCGGTCATGCTCTCTTCACTCCTAACGAAGACTGGCGTGATATTGCTGATTGCCCCAAAGACTTTGTGAATGTCATTGAGGATGCTCGCATCGAGAAACTGATGAAGCGTAAGTATCCTGGTCTTCGCAAGTCATTTGCTGGTGGTTATAGGGAACTGAATGACAAAGACTTTTTTGGCATTGAAGATCAAGACTTGAGTGAGCTCAGTTTGATTGATCGTATCAACCTGCACTTCAAGGTTGGTGCCAGCGCCATGATTCCTTTTTCTATTGAGGAGCAGGTGTTTGTTTCTCGCACTGATGTTGCTGAGACTTTTGAAGAAGTCTGTCAGATTGCTGTTGATGTATATGAGTTTTCTAAGCAAGAGATCGTAGAAGAACAACCTCCTGCAAATGCTCAGCAGTCTGAAATTGAAACTACCGATGGCGAAGAATCTGAGCAGCAAACTGAAGAGAAGAAATCTCAGACAACACCTGAGGCAGGCACTAATAATGCTGGTCCTATTGAGAGTGATGATGAAGAGGAAGACTATGAAGAAGCAGGTGCTGAAGGTGGTCAAACATCTGAGACTCAACGTGCTTTCAATGATGCTGCTGAGAAACTGACTAACAAGTTTTCCAACAATCCTGTGTATGTTGAGATCCCTGAGAGTGTTGATCTCCCTACCTACATCGCTGACTGGACTGAAGTCCATGACTGGATTGATGAGTATCGTAACAATTTTCTTAACAATAATGACGGAATTGACCGTTCAGATCGGTACGATGATGTAGATAAATCTTACAGAGAGTTTCGTAAGCAATCTCAGAAGGAGGTAAATTATCTTGTTAAGGAGTTTGAGTGTCGTAAGTCTGCTGACGCTTACGCTCGTGCAGGTCAATCTAAGACTGGTGTGCTTGATACTTCTAAGTTACACACTTACAAGTACAATGATGACATCTTCAAGAAAGTAACTGTGTTGCCTGATGGCAAGAACCATGGTCTGCTGTTCCTGCTTGACTGGTCTGGTTCTATGTCTAAAGAAATCCTGGCAACTGTCAAGCAGTTGCTGAACTTAACTGCCTTCTGTAAGAAAGTCCAGATTCCTTTTGAGGTATATGCTTTCACCAATGAATGGTATGCTGTCCGTCGCGCTAAAGAAGGAAAGGATGAGCATCTTTCCAATGATGAGTATTTTGCTCAGATGGGTTGTGAAGAAGGTAAAATCTTCCTCCAGAAGGGAATTTTCCACCTGATGAATTTTGTGTCATCTCGTTCTAACTCTAAAGATTATGAGCGCATGTGTCTGAATCTGTATCGTGAGGCATATGCTTACACTTATCACATTGGTTATCACACCACCCCAGGTGCAGGTCTTTCTGGTACTCCTTTGAACGAGGGTATTGTGATGATGAACTACATCATTCCTCAGTTCAAAAAACAGAATGATCTGCAGAAAGTCAATCTCTGTATTCTGACTGATGGTGAAGCATGTCAAGCATCTTATGGTCGCAAGTATTACAATGACCATCGCGATGAGTTTTATGTTCGTCCCCGTCGTCTTGATTACAGCACTATTCTTCGTGATCGTACCACTGGACGTGTCTATCCTATGAATGACGGATGGGGTGAGATGACCAATACTTTTATCCAGCAACTGCGTGATCGTAATGCTGGTGTGAATGTGCTCGGTTTCCGTATCATGAGTGGTAGTGGTTTGTCTGGTTTTGTCAGCACCTATGCCAGCATTGCTCACTACGATCAAGTTCAGAAACAGTGGAAGAAAGACAAGTCTGCTGTTATTCCTTTCCCTAAGAGTTACACTGCTTTGTATGCTATCAGCAGTAATGCTGTTGATTCTGATACTGAGTTTGATGTGGAGTCTGGTGCTAAGAAAGGAGAGATCTCCAAAGCATTTAAAAAGATGCTCAAGGGCAAGTCTGCAAATAAGAAACTGCTAAATTCTTTTATTGAGTATGTCGCTTGAAGAACTGTCCAGTCTGCCCCTGACTCTACCCCACTCTGCCCTATACTTACTTCATACGCAACCAACCAATGCCTGCCAAGTCTGACCTGACCACTACCCAACTTACTTCTTATCTGTCTGACACCTACGGTAACGACATCAATGCTGAGCATGTTCGTTCTGCTTGTGCTCACTTTGGTGTGACTTATCCCACTGCTGTCAAACGTCTGCGTGACTTTTATGTCAAGCGTGGCACTTGGAATCTGACTGTTGCTGAGCGTCTTGAGCAACAATACGAAGCACCTGCTGCTGCTCCTGCTATCGAGCAGAACCTTGTTCCTAACAAAGACGACAACTATGTTCCCTTCGGTAACTTTACTGACGTAAAGAAAATTATCCAGTCTGGTATTTTCTATCCTACTTTCATCACTGGTCTGTCAGGAAACGGCAAGACTTTCTCTGTTGAGCAAGCATGTGCTGCTCTAAATAGAGAGTTGATTCGTGTCAATATCACCATTGAAACTGACGAGGATGATCTTATTGGTGGGTTCCGTCTTGTTAATGGCGAAACTGTTTGGCATAATGGTCCAGTCATCGAAGCTCTGGAGCGGGGAGCTGTGCTGCTTCTAGACGAAGTAGATCTCGCTTCTAACAAGATCCTGTGCCTGCAATCTGTACTGGAAGGCAAGGGTGTCTTCCTGAAGAAGACTGGTCGCTATGTTCAACCTGCTGCTGGTTTCAACGTCATCGCTACTGCCAACACCAAGGGCAAGGGTTCTGATGACGGTCGCTTTATCGGCACCAACGTTCTCAACGAAGCATTCCTTGAGCGTTTTGCACTGACCTTTGAGCAGGAGTATCCTACCCCTGCT